CCTGTTGTATTAATGCTAAATCACCTGCATCTAAACTTGTTGTTGGGTCTGAAGAGGCAACTCTATATCTTTCTCCAAATTCATTTACTGTTCCAATGTTATCACCAACAGTATTAACATTTGTAATTGAACCACCTACTAAATTTACATTAGCTATTGAACCACCTACAAGATTAACATTTGCAATATCATCAGCTACAGTTTCAACTAAAGAAGTTCCAGATGTACTAGTTACTGCACTTGCAATAGAACCATTATCTTCAATGTGAGAAAAGTTATTTGCTAAGTCACTTCCTAGTGCTGATACACTTCCAATGTTTGTTGCAACTAAACCAATGTCTGTAGCATCTCCTGCAACAGCAACAACTTCAGTATCAATTCCTGCAACAGTAGTTACATTAGCACTAATACCACCAACAGTATTAACATTAGCTATATTAGTGGCTACTGTTCCTATTGTGTTAGCTCCACTTAAATTACTAGCAACTGTATTTACATTGGCGATTGAACCACCAACATTATTTACATTAGCGACTGCTCCTGCAACTGTTCCAATAGTATCTGTTCCTGCTAAATCTGTAGCGACAGTTCCAATATCTGTAGCATCATTTGCAACTGCTGTAACATCTGAAGATATTCCTGCAACCGAAGTTACATTTGATGATATTCCTGAAACTGTAGTTACATTAGCTGAAACTCCTGCAACTGTAGTTACGTTAGATGATATACCTGCTACTGTTGATACGTTTCCAGATATTCCAGCAACTGTTGTTACGTTGCTATCTATACCTGCAACTGTTGTTACATTAGCTGAAATATTTTCTACAGCAGACACATCACTTGAAATACCAGCTACACTCGTAACATCAGCTGATATTCCAGCTACTGTATTAATATTATTTTGGTTTTCAACTGTAGGTGTTAATCGTAACCATGTTGTAGTTGCAAGATTATAAACTTTCATTATATCATTAGTCGTATCAAAATATAAAGCACCATCAGTTAAAGCATTGCCATCATTATCTAATGTTGGATCACTTGCTTTTGCTCCAAGATAACTGTCATCAAATAAATCAAAAATAGCTGCTGCTGCTGCAACGTCTGCGTTAGTCAAAACAACATCTGCGTTAGTTGATACAACGTCAGCATTAGTTGATACAACGTCTGCATTAGTTAAAACTACATCCGCATTAGTTGATACAACGTCTGCATTAGTTAGCACTAAGTCTGCTGCTGCATCATCTTCTGATGATTGTGCGTCTGCTGCACTTGCTGCTGCTGCTGTAGCAGAACTTGCTGCACTATAAGCATCTACTAATAATGCAAAATGATCTGTGTCTGTTAAAGTATCTCCAATAACACTAGTTGCTGTACAAATATAAACATTATTTAATTGACCAGCAGTTGTAGATTTAATCATATCTCTAACACTATAAGCGGCAGTAGTAATTGTTGCGTCTGAACCTTTATAAGTTCCAAGTTCTTGAGTTACAGCAATTTCTCCAGCACTATCAAATGCTAAAACTTTATTTGCTCTATCTGTTGCACCTACAGTAAATTCTGTAGAAGTCATTGTGTTTGTTGCTGATAATTTTATAGAACGATTTACTTCTTCTTGAAGTTGTTGAATCGTCATGGTAGCACGATCCAAACCCTCTTCATGTGATTCCGCAGGGAATGGATCATTTGCAATATAATCTATTGCTTGTGTTTGCGGCACTTCTCTTCTAACTACTACTGTCTCTGTTGCAGTTGGTATATTACCTGCAGTAAATACCACATTACCACCAGATGCACTTCCTGCACCAGTTACTGTGTAATGAGTTGTTAAAGTTTTTATAGTCTCAGTTCCTGTAGCTGATCTAATAATTACTTCTAAGTCTGTGTCTGCAAAAATCTTGAATCCGTAAACAAAAGTATCGTTACTACCATTGCCTGAGTATGAATTTTTTACTGTTGTGCTTGATACTGTCATATTACTCTCTCTATATAATCATTTTACTTCCTAGGCAACAATTCTTTTGGTTTTTCATCTATATCAAAAGTAGTCTTTCTAAAGCCATATTTCTCTATTTTAGCATTTTTATAAGCCTCTGCAACTTCTGGATATTTTTCTAACATATCTTTTTCAGCTTGTTTTGTATATACTTGAAATATTTTTTTTATAGTCATTTCTTTACCACCATCAAAATTTTCATTTCCTTCTTGCCTTCTTTGATACCTAATTGAATCAAAAGTTTTTTCAAGTTGTTCTTTAAAAGTAAGACCTCTTCTAGTAGTTTTTCCTATCCTTTCAATCCAATAATTATGAGCTGATTGATTGTTTATTTTATAATTAATTAAATTAACTATTTTATATTTTTTTATTGGAGGTTCTGTAATGCCTGTCATTTTAAGTCTCCCAAGTTCTAAAATTATATCATCTTCTTTTACATTTGATTTTCTTCCAACCAAAAATGGTCCTTGAGTTATATAAGAAATTGCTCCTGCTGCATTAAAATAAACTGAACTAGTAGTTCTTACTACAGGTTCTCCTGTTATTAAATCTCTTACAGGTTCAAGATATTTTGTTTTATCAATAAAGGGTGTCTTTTTAATTATTTCATCAACAAAAGTTCTTGCTTTTAAAACCTCTGTATCTGCTTCTATAATTCCTGGAATACCTTGACCTACTAATGCTGTATAAGGAATTGCATTAGCTAGTTGTTTACCAACATATTTTGGTAAAGTTGCTGCATCAAAATTTTCAGCTAAATCAAAACCATCAGCAATACCACGAAGATAACTTTTATTACCAGCAGATTTCATTGCAGAAACAACTGCTACTGTAGCCATATTTTGTTTATCTTCGTCATTAATATTATCTTTATTTTCAAATATATCAGCCATAATTCCTACAATATAAAAACGAGGATCATTACGATTATATTGTTTGTAAGTTACACTTCCATCTTTATTTTTGTCTGCTATTGAATATTCTTGCCATCCAGCTTGAATCCATAATTTTTTAACATTATAATTTGCTGGTCCAGCTCCAGTTATTTTACGATATTTATTCCTTTACTATCAGTAACATCTTGAGTAGCTAAATTATAAGCATATATAGTTGCTCCTATTCCAAATGATTGCCTTCCCAAAACATCTGCTCTTGCTCTTCTATCTCCAGAGTTCCACATATCTCTCATGGGTTTTGTAAATGCTCCCAATATAGGAACACGCTGTTCAAAATTTCTCCAAAGTTGAGTGGGAGTTCTAACAAAAGGAGCAAGAAACCTTAAAGCAGGTACTTGTTTTAAAGCTTTTTCTATAGCTAAACCAATGTTTAATAATCTTCCATCATCTAAAGGGTTAGTAAAACTACCTATTCTTGCGTGTTCTAATGCTCTGGTTGCCATAATGTTATCTTCAACATTTGCTTTTCCATTTTTATCAAAACCATCTTTAAATATTTTTTCTATATTTGTTTTTGCTTCTTTTGATCCCAATTTAAAACCAAGTTCTAAAGTATTATCTACTGCTTCTGCATATAATCTTCCACGATAATTTGCTTGTTTAAAAAGTTCATCTGTAGTTAATAATAACCTAGTAGGAAGTTCTGTTATTATACCTGTAAAATCTATCATTCCTCCAACTTTTCCACCAACACCTAAGTTAGAACCACTAATTGGTCTTACAGCTTTTCCATTAATAATTTGTAAATTATCTTGAGTTCTAACAAGGGGATCAAGAACAGCATCACCCTGTTTTAAAGCTAATTTTATAGATGTTATTGTATCTTTCCATTTAAAAGCCATTCCCATATAATGAGAAAATCCATAATTAATTATTTTTTTATCTTTCATTAAAGCTCCTCCAACCATCATTTCCATTGGTTTTATAAACGCTTCATAAGCATTACCAAGTGCGTTTACCATAAGAGTTGGTGTTCCTGATAAAATAGAATTAATATATAAAGAGTTAAAAACCTCTATTGCTTTAGCAGATTTAGATTTAGTTAATTCATTAATAATATCTTCTGGTTTCATATCTTTTATTTTTTTTGCTATAACTGCTGGATTGGCACTATAATCTTTAAAGATATTTCCAATTTTTTTCATATCTATTATTTTACCATCAGCCGCAGGTACTTTAATTCTTCCTGCTTGAGTAGTACGAGCAGGATTTCTAATTTGATTTTTTAAACTAATAAAAACTTCATTAATTACTTCTTGTCTTCTTGCTAAATCTATTGTTGATTTTTTAGACCATTTAGCAATATCTTCTCCAAAGTCATCTAAATATTTTCCAGATACTTTTTGATAATCAAGTCCTAATTGTTGAAAAACTGATTTAGTAGTAAGCATTCGTACTGTTGCTTCCTTATCTCTAACACCTTCTTTCATGATAGATTCTAATACTTCTTTTTGATTTCTACCTGCAAGTTTTGCAAGTTCTAATGCAGTTTCATTAGAAAGAACATCACTTTCTAAAAATTCTTTTGTAACATCATCTAATCCATTATCTACTATATTATCAATAGTTGTTAATACTTGTTCACCACTTGTAAAAGATTTTGTATTTAATATTTTTTTATCCAAAGTTCAGAATCTCTTTTTGCTGCTTCTTTAGATTTGGTTATAATTTTTAATGCTTCTTCGGTGTTAATTGCATTGTCTCCTTCTAACGCAAATTTTTTTAATCTTTTTGTTTTTTTTCCTTTTTGAGAATCATCTATAACATTAGAAACTTCTTTTTGAATTTTTGCTCGTTCATCTAAATTGTTTGTAGCTTTCATTTTTTTAAAACCTTTTATTGCATAAAAAACAGATTCAACAATTCCACCAAGTGCCATTCCTTCAAGCACATTTTTTAATCTACCTTCCATCTCAGTATCATTTTCATCTGTTGCAAGATATTGAGTAACTGCATTATTTAAAACAGGAGAGTCAAACTCAACTAACATATCTGATAGTCTACCTTCATTAGGATCAAACACAGTAAGATCCGCTACAGCACCAGCACCAAACCCTCTTAATGAAGTTTTAATTGCTCCTCCAGAAAGTCCTGCTCCTTTTAAAAATTTAGCAGGTCCTGCAAAGCCAGTAAGAAATCTTGATATTCCTTCTGTCATGTTTCCTGCCATAGTTTCTGGTTTATGAAAAACTGGTAATTGTCTTTTTTTAGAATATTCTTCTGCTTTCCATTTTGTAGGAGAAACATATTTTGGTATAAAATCTTTAAATGATAACTTGCCATCCTCATCTCCAAACTCTAACCCACCAAGAGAAACTATATTTTCATCTATAAAATCTCCCTGTTCTTCTACCGAATTGACAATTCCTTGAGGTATAGATAAAGCCATATCCTGTGCAATATTCCAATAGTCAGGATCTTTTTGATCTGGCTTTTTAATTAAACCAGAATTAATTGGTTCTATTTTTACAGTTTCTTTATTGTTTTGACCAAGGAGTTCTAAAACTTGTGGAGAAAATTCAGATGACATTTTATTGTCCTGTTAAGGTTATTGAAACTTGAGATTTTAATAATGGAAGATATTCATTAATAAAAGATGTAAAGTCTCCTTCTTTTGTTCCATCTTCACCTTTAATTATATATCCATTTATTTTTGCTAAATTTTTATATTGTTTTAATACATTTTCATCTAATTGTCCTTCTGCATACAAATTTATATCATTTAAAACTCTCTGATATTCTCCTTGAATATCAAATTGATTTTGATCTAATATAGATGTGTTTAAATTAGAAATACTTCTATCTTCATAAATATTTCTTAAAGAAAAAATTAATGATCTAGAAAATTCTTTTTTCTCTGGTAATGATGCGTCTTGATTAACAATTAAATAATTTTTAATTGTTTCATTATATTCTGATTCAATTTCTGCAGAAGCTATTCTATCTTGTAAAGAAGGATCTCCAAAAGGATCTGCAATATCTTTAACTAAAGCATCTCTTAAATCATTTGAATAACCAAAAAATAATTTATTATCTCCTTGCTTTTGTATTAAACCATCATGTTGTATTTTTTCAGTTAGCACTTTTTGTTTTAAAGAATCTATTTTAATAGATAATTCTCCAGTACTTACTTCATATCCATTTGATCTTTTAAACTCTTCTAATTCATCAGATAGTTCTAATGCTCTATCATAGTCTGCATTAGGGTCTCCTTTAATTGTTAGTTCAGATATTTTTGCATTATAAGCATTAAAAACACCAACACCAAAATCTCCATCATTTAAAAAATTAGTTCCTTTTAAAGAGTTATCTAAATTTTTAATTTCTTCAGCACCATTAGCTAAACCAGCAAATTGATTTATATCTGATAATAAAAAGTCTCTATTAGCAGCTTTTAATTTTTGATCTAATACATTTGTAGGTAAATTAAAATCTTCAGCATAAGATTTTATTGTATTTTTAGTATTTTCTTTATATTTAAATTTTAATCTTGGGTCATCCGTTGTTGCATATTTACTCATAAAAGAAGTAATTTTATTATTAACATTTGTTAAACTATCTTTTTCTAAAGCTATAAAAGAATTTTTTTTTATATTATAAATATTTTCTGAATTATCTAAATCAACTCCAGTTGCAATTAATTCTTTAATTCTTTTATTTTGAATAGTTGATGTTTTTTGATTTACTATAGAACTAAAATTTTGTTTATAATTATTTATAGCATCTTCCTCAACAACATCATCTTTTAATGAGTAAATAATTTTATCTGATTCAGATTGTATTTCTAAAAGAACTTTATCAGCAACTAATTTTTCTTCAGTATTTCTTTTTTTAATTGTATAATCTGCAACAGCTTGAGTAATAGGTATTAATGATGCTGCCATAGAACTTCTTGGATCAAGTTTTATATTAGATTTAATAGAACCAACTTCTGCTGTAGGTCTACCTTTTGCTGTGAATGTTGGAATTTTTGGCATTATATTATTATCCTGAAACTGTTAACATATTAGGTTTATTATAAGTAGTTGGTTTAGTACCTGAAAATCCACTACCCATAGACATTAAACTTTGACCTGCTTGAGCATAATAACCAATCGCTGTTGATCTTGCTTGCATTTTTGCCATTTGTCCAGACATTCTTGCAAAGTTTGCTTCTTCCATTTTTTGTGATTGTGCTACTTTAGAATTATAAGTTAAAATATCTTTTTCAATTTCAGCTTGTTCAGCATTATATTTCATAATTCTTAAACCAGAACCTGATAATTCTGCACCAGAAAATAATATGCAG